CGAGCGAGGCCGAGACCGCGAGCGAGGCCGAGACCGCGAGCGAGGCCGAGACCGCACTCGCCCGCGCCTCCGACGGGCCGCGGGTCGCCGTCGCCTTAAAAACAATCGGCAGCGGGGCATATGGCACCGTGTTTGCGCTGGCCGACCGCCGCCGGTGCCTCAAGCGTTGCGACGTCCGCCACGTTGAGGACCTAGTCGCCGCCATGTGGGAGATGGCAATCCTGAGCCAGGTCCGCCACAAACACATTATACAGGTCTATGAGTTCGAGGCCACTGGGATGGACTGGGCGTTCACCGCCGAGCGCGGGACCATCGACCTGTCGATCGCACTCCACCGCAAGGCCCTGGACGAGGACCATGCGACTGTAATGCTCGCACACATCGCTGCGGCGCTGCGCCATCTGCACTCCCTGCGAATCGTGCACCTGGATATCAAGCCCGCCAATATCATCTGGTTCTGCGACACGCAGCGCTTCTGCCTGTGCGACTTTGGGCTCGCATGGTGGTGCGGGCAGTCCTACGCCAACCTCGCAGCGATGGGTGCGAGGCCGCACCGCCAGCAGGTCGTCACGCGGTACTACCGCGCCCCCGAGCTGCTCGCGACGCCCGGGTGGTACGATGCGGCCGTCGACATATGGGCGCTCGGGTGCGTCTACGTGGAGGCGCTGTCGCACCCCTCGCTGCCGCTGTTCCGGGCACAGGACGCCGGCGGGCCGACGGACCGCGGCGTGTCGACGTGGCGCCTCGCACAGGGGCACCGGCTGCTCCGCGAGCGGTGCACGGAGGAGATCCGCCGCCTCGTGCAGTCGACCGGGATGCTCGCGGAGCACGCCCGGAGTGGCGTGTTTGTGGCCCCCGTGCCGGATACCGTCCCCGCATGCGAGTGCGAGGCCCTGGGGGACCTGTACAGCCGTGTGCACCGCGAGTTTGCCGCCACGCCCCGGCTCGAGCTCGGCCACGCCATCGCCGATCGGCTCGCGATAAACCGCGAAGACCCGCGGATCCTAGTCATCAGCGCGATGCTCTCGCCGTGGCCCTCGGCGCGGGTCGCCGCCCCCGCCCTGTGCGACATGCTCGAGACGGCGGGGCTGGCCGAGGCCGTCGTGGACCCCGCCGAGGGCACCGCGAAGGGGCTCATCCTGCCCCCCTCGTACGTGGCACCAGACACCGACATCGCCGTCTTCCTCGAGCGCTCCGTAGCCTCGGCCAACGCATCGCTCCGCGACAGCGCCGGCTCGTGACCACCCGAGCTGTGTGTGCGGTGACGAACGACCATTGCCGTGAGGCGGTCGAGGTGCGGACCCGCTGAGAATTGTCACCACGTTGAATCGAGTGCGTGAGAAATATATGGTCCGTAGAGTAAATTATGAAATCCACCCACCACGAAAGCGGACCGTTGCACCTGAGCCCGGCGGGGGTGCAGAGCTTCCTGCAGCACGGGGGGCTGCTGATGCTGTACCGAGAGCACTGTCCCTATTGCGAGGAGGTGCACGTACCGGGACGAGAGGGAACGACGCTGGCCAAGGTCGCCGACCGTGTGCACGCCGAGCACCCCGGCGCACGGTTCGTGTGCATCTGCAACGGGCCTTTGCACCGCGAGGCGCTGCCACCGACAGTCGCGTCGCACATCGAGACGTACCCTACGTTTGTGGTAAAAAATGGCGACGTGGTTACCAAGTACACGGGTCCCCGAGACGAAAAAAGTCTGTACGAGAAGGCAGTGGAGGGCGCGCCCGCAGAGCCTCCCGCCACGGCAAGGGCCGAGCGAGTCGAGGACACGGAAGGTCGCATCTTGGCTGATCAGCTGCAGGTTGCGTTCCTGGCCAATGTGTACGAGCTGCGGCACTTTTTCACACGAAGTACGGGAGTCGTCTTGCTCTGTGCAGACAACTCGGACACGATTGTCGAATTCATACATGCGTGGCGTAGCTCGGAGAGTGCTCCCAAGCTCGCAGCCGCGGCCGTAGCGATCGCCGACAGGGATGCGATCTTCCCGAGCCTCCATGCCAAGCTTCGCGACGCCCTCGGATCGAATGGATATGTCCTGGTCGCCACAGCCGGCCTGGGTGTTTACGGCTTCAAAGAAGCCGATTCCAGCGTGGTCGCCGAGGCGATCGAGATCCTCAGTCCTCCTTAGCCGCCAGGTTCTCCATCAGTGCGGCGAGGATATGCCGCTCGACCGCCTTCTTGCGATCGTCGACGGGCTCGGGCAGCTCCGCCGAGACGGGCGCGTCATCCGTATCGGTCGCCCGGCATTCGGTGCCTGGCGGCGGTGCCTCGCCGCCGGCCTGCTCGCTCTGTGCGGTCGTCTCGAGGGTCCTCAGGCGGTCCTCGAAGCCCGGGAGGAAGTCCGACGGCGCGGGCTCGGCGAGCAGCGTGTCCATTGCCGCATCGAGCATCGACATCCGGACCTCGAGTCGCCGAACGTAGACATAGAGGAAGACGAGCAAAGACACGATGGCGAGGTAGAGGGCCTGGATCATGCGACTGTCGGTCAGCTGCACCTCCATATCGGTTTCCAGCCCCTTGGGAAATTGTAGTGGGCGATTACAACGCACCTACTGTGTCACGATGGGCTGAAATTCCCACGCGAGCTGACGGCAGATCTTCTCGTAGATGACGTTCTGCTTGTCGAGCTTGTCCTTGCCCTTGAGCTGGGCGAAGCCCAGGTTGCGAATACGGGCGACATCGATGCCGAGCAGCTGGAGGAACTGTGAAAGCGTGTACGCATAGCTGAGAAAGTTTTTTCGCTTGCCCTTGGCGTTCTCGAACGGCGCCTGCACTGCGAGAAACATGAGCCGCAGGCGCTCCTCCACGACCGGCAGGAAGCGCGGCGGTGGCTCGCCGTTCAGCTTGCACGTAATCTGGCACACGTGCTCGTACTGCGAGCGCATGCGCAGCGCCTTGAGCACGGAGCGGACCACCTCCACGGTCACCTCGTTGTTCGTGCGGAGGCCGCGGTCGTAGAGGGCGCCCATGACCCGCACGAGGACGTCGTCCGTGACAACCGTACTCTCCTTGGCCTGGCACTGGTTGAGCCACTCGAGGAAGTGGTTCGAGCGCTTGTACGTCTGCGAGACAAACTCGACGTCACCCTTCTGCACGTGAATGACCGAAGTCATGTCGATGTGCGGGCAGCTCGCCCCGCAGTCCTCGCAACAGGAGACGGACTTGCGCTCAATGAGAAGCATCCGGCCGCCACATTGTGAGCAGATGTCGCTCTTGGTGACGTCGAGCTGGGCCGGGGCACCGCGGAACTCGGTCATGAACGCTCGTACCACCGTTCCGTCGCATGCGATCGTCTGCTCAGTCCACTCCCCCAAGGCGCCGGTGCGCCGGCGCTTGGCGCCACCCGGGACGCGTGTCACCACCGGGGCGTCGTCCGTCGCCATACTCGCACCTTGAGCGCGCATGAACGGGATTACACGCTCCTCGAACCGCTCCAGGTGCGTCCCGGCCTCGGCGATGCGGATCTGCCGCTCGAGGCGCTCCCGCTGGCGCCCGATGAGCTTCGCCCGGCGCATGCTGGCGCGGTCCCCGATCAGCTCAAGTTCGCGTGCATGCATCGCCCCCAGCTCACCCCTCCGCTCGAGCAGCTCGGAGCGCTCCCGCTGGAGCTTCTGGCGCTCCTCTGTGATCATACTCTCGAGGGCCTGCATGGCGCCCGTGTCGCTCGGTCCCTCTCCGGGTAGCAGGGTGGCAAGCGGCACCGGCGCCCCCGTGCGTTTTTTGCACCGGCGCTCTTTATATCATCCTACTATTAAATAACCTGATGACCGAGCAGGAACCGAACGAACTTACCGACGAGAAGGTCTCGATCGCAGCATTCGCGGGCAAGGAGAACGCCCGCAACGGGGTCTTCGAAACGCTCCCGTGGAGTGCGGCACAGGCCCCCAACGCCGACTCGACGGTCAACGCCATCCACCCGACCACCGGTGGCAACGTTCCCCGCAATGTCGCTCAGTTTGCCCTCAACCCCGCGGGCAAGGTCGGCGACCTCTCGCGCCTGGGCTCCATGGAGCGCCGCATGCAGCAGCCGATGGAGGACGTGGGGATGGTTGTCGTCAACGACCGCCGCTTCGTGGCGAGGGTGGACACGATGACATCCGCCGACGGTTACTACCCGGCCGCGAGCAGCTCGCGGCACCACGACCGGTGCGCCCACGGTGGCGCGAATCCCTCGCAGCGCCGCGATCCGGAGGAGGTCCGCGAGATCGCCCCCCGGACCGACTACTCGCAGCGAATGGAGTACGACGACGGGCGGGCGCTGATGGGGGGTGTGATGCGCTCCGTGCAGGGGGGCGAGGTTGCGTGCAATCAAGACGGCAACACGCTGCGCGGCACGGGGCTCTTTGGGACGAAGGAGTACAGCGGTGAGCACACGGGCACGGTCGATCGCTCCGTCATCAAGCGGACCTCCATGCCGCGGACCGAGCGGGCCACCACCGAGTGCCACGGTACGGCGGCGCAGGCGGACGATGTCGTCGCGAGCACGCCGGCGGAGCTCGCGCCGTCCGATGCGCTCGGGCCGATCAGCCTCGTCTTCGCCAAGCAGGGGGCGGCACAGGCCCCGGACACACACCGCGCCACCGCCGCGACCGCCGCCCCGAAAGCACGGCGGCTCGGGTACGAGGCGCATGAGCGAGCCGGGGCTACCGAGGCCACCGAGGCCACATCCGGCCCGCGCTCCGGGGCGACGCTGATGCCGCGGGGCAACAAGAGAACTAGCGCTCCCCACAGCGCCAGGTACGACAGCCAGGACACCGCGAGCCTGGTGCCCTCCACCGCGGTCCTCCGCGGGAACAAGGGACTGCCCGGGCTCGAGCGGCGAGGCCCCCGGCCAGTCTCCGCGCAGCCCGCCGGGCGTGTGGCCATGGAGAGCACGCCCCCGACCCGCAAGCCAGAGCTCGTCGCTGTGGGGCCGCGCCACCGTGACACTGACACTGCGTTCCAAGGGGGGCACGGGGAGACCGAGGCGGCGGGGCCGTCGCGGTTGCGCGACAATGCACACTCGTACGCCCGCCCCCGTACAGTGGCGGTCGCCCCGCGGGCGCTGCCTGGGGTCGAGGAGCACACACGGTCGGAGCCCACGAATGTCGACCGCCCTCGCACCGCCGACCACGGGGGAGCGCACCACCCGGGCACGGCCCCTGAGCACGCTCCTGCCCGGGCACGCCGTGTCCACGTCCCCCATGCCGCCCAGGCACACGGTGCCGCCAGCGTCGCCCTTCCCGTCGGCGCCCCACTCCCCGAGAGCACCAAGCCGGAGCAGGCCCGTGCGCCACGGCAGTGTGCAGGTCGCGGCGATGCGCCGGAAATTGCCCCGCGACCCGTTCACGCCCCCGGAGCACGGACCGCCCGCGGCCGGTCACTGAGCGACCGCGCTCCCGCAGACGGCGACGAGTTTGACTTCGAGGAGAGCGTGCCCGGGACGGTTCAACTCACGGGCGATCTTGCCAATGCGGCCCGTGTTGGTATGGTCGACAGGGGAGTGGGGGTCGTCCGTATCCTGCCGGCTACGGCGCTCCCTGTTCCTCTGGGGCAGCCATCTTGAGGTCGTCCTCGGACACGAGGTACGGGTCATCGTCGAGGGTGACCGACGACTGCACAAAGTCGATGAGCGCTTGCCGCGACTCGGGGGCGGACGTGTAGTCGCGCTCGGGGGGGCGCTGGTCGCCGTAAGGCTGGACACGCCGCCGCAGCGTGGATGCGGTGACTCGGTCGGCGAAGTGTGACTCGGGCTCGGGCTCGGGCTCGGGCTCGGGCTCGGGCTCGGGCTCGGGCTCG